ACTTTAGATTAAGGAAATTATTAGATATCAGTTAGTATATTTTTGTCATCTAATAATGATCCAGTATCACTTTGGTCTAAATCGATATTCTCATTTAACCTCTGTTTACCACGTTTGGATTCATTTTTAGCTTCAATCTTCTTTCTAATACTATCCTTTATAATCTTCTCTTTTTCGGAAATAGATTTTAATTTTGTTGCAATTCTCTCTCTTCTAGTCTCTCTTCCGAAGTTACGAGTGATATCATCTTTTCCTAATGGGTCTCTTCCAAATGCATTTTCATCAGTTCCATTATCACCGGTCATTGGAGGTCTACCACCTGCTTTTCCATTTTCCGAACTAGTTTCTGCTTTATCTTTAACTACCGCATCACCTTCATCGGTTGGTTCTTGCATCATACCCTCTTCAGATTGTTCACCATCTTGTTGAGGTTGTTCCCCTTCGGCAGGCTGCTTTGATTCTTCATATGGGTCAACTCCCTCATTTTCAATCTTAGCTAATCTATTCGCATCAAATGTATCCAATACTACTTCTTCTCTTAAAATATCAATTTCATCATCCGATACTTTGAATATATTTTTATAAATCCAATCATTAGATAATAACTTCAATGCTTTCATATCAGTTGCTAATCTAACTTTTTCAGTCCATAAGTTGATTTTCTCTTGCTCATAGATTGTAGATGGATTAGTTAATTCTAATTTGAAATCAATTACATCACTTCCCTCAAACCCATTAGCGATTAAGTGTGCAATTGCAACTTGAGTTAATTCAGATACAACAACTTTTTGAATTCTTTCTATTGTTCTAGCAAAACGAATATCTTCTGCCGCCAAAGTAGCTTTACCATTAATATCCTCTTCGTATCCTAAGAAAGCCTTTGGAACTTTAAGTGCCGCAAATAATTTAGCTTTTAAGTAATCAATATCTTCAATTGCAGTATATTGTAATCCACTTAATGTATCAATTTGAGTACCACTATCACCACCACGAACAGGCATAAAGAAGTCTTCGGTGATATTCATCATATTATATTTAAGATTATAATCTCCGGTCTTTTGATCTTGGAATGGAGTTTTCTTAATCTTATTTATAATTTTCTGCATATAGTTATCCACCTCAGTTGGGGGAATATTACCTATATCAATTTTGAATATTCTTTTTTCAGGAGCTCTCATAATACGATGTATCATCATCGCATCTTCCATTAATGTAATTTGTTTCCATAATCTTCTGCCATTCTCCACCATTGATTTACCATAAGGTAGATAATTGGTATCTGAATACAAACGGAAATGAGCCATCTCATAGTTATCATATTCTTTTTTACCTAAGTAATCCGGATCCACAGTAAATTTAATACCAGCTTCGTGTCTATTAACTCTAGTTGGGTCATGCGGAGATTCGGTTCTAGTAACGTGATATACCGATTGTGGAAATACATTTACTACACCCTCACCCTCTACAATCTCCAATACTAAGAAAAAATCACCATACTTACACATATTACGAACCCACGGCCATAGGTTGAACTCAATGTTCATTATATCGTAAAATAAATTATGTAGAACTTCCTTTACTTCCTGATTAGATGACTTAATAGTAAGTACATCACCAAATTCGTCTTTTGTGGTAGATTCGTCTGCATAGATATCTAAAGCAGATGCTATAATTGGATCGTTATCCATAGCATCATAATCCAAAAATAACTCTCTTCTAATTGTTTGATAAGAAAGTTGAGTTTGTAATGCATTGTACTGATATCCAGTTTGCAATTTATAGAATCTATCTCTAATCGATTTAAGATTTGAATGAGATTGACTTTGCTCAGTATCAATTACTTTTGTTTTACCATCTTCTCTCTTAATGATAACATTCGTAGAGAAGAGTTTCCTCATTCTTTCAAAAAACGAATTATTAACTTGTTCTGCCATTTTTAATTTTTATTTATTTCGATAATTCTGATGATTAAATTATCTCTACCTTTTAATATTCTATGAAACTTATGATTTAATATTTCTATTTCATTTCCTATATTCATATCAATTGGTAATTCATCATCAAATTGAATTTTCCAACCAATACCACTTATAACTAATATCTTTCTATCACACTCATCGTGATGCCACATCAATTCAGCCGCATCTATATTTTCTTTAAATAACCTATATTTCTTAGTTTCGGTTATCTCAATATCATAATATTTTTCTTCCAACATAACAAAATTAAGGATAAATATTTAAAATTCCAACTTATTCTACCAATATTTATAAGCAGGTTCAGATAATCCTAACTGCTTAGCATATTTTGGTAAATTACACGCCCACCATCCTGGTTCAGTTTTATCCTTTTTGGTATCACATTGATGTCTAGCTGCGAAATTTTTACTAGCTTCTAAATCGTTTATCTTAACTTTAAGCCCAGTAGTATCTCCCCAACTAACTTTCTTTATAGAATCACCATCTTTAACATACACATAAAATTTCTTAGGCCCTCCTTTTTTAGGTTTATTTAGTTCTTTATCTTCTTCCTCCATAATCGGAAAATCTAAATATACACTATTTCCCTCATACATTCCAGTTTGACCCAAATCTGTATTTTCTAGAAACCATTTATCCTGTGCATTTTCAACTATTAGTTTGTTTTCACTATATAAATTTTTTGCTTCTTTGAACATCTCAAAGT